CCCGGGTCTACAACTGCCATAAAGAGCGCAGTTTCAGCCGGACGATTTAAAGCCCAAGAAAACGAGGTTAAATAACTCTCTCGTTGCGTTATATACTTAATCGTCAATTCATCATCACCACCCAACCCTACTGTTCGTGGGTCGATGGTTAACTCGTTTTTCACATCCAGCGTAAGTTTTGCACTTTCATTGTTCGTGTTGCTTGTAGCAAAACTAAAAATAGATGTGGGTCGGTATATAGCACTCTCTATAATCAAAGGAGAACTATAACCGAATAGGGTAGCCATAGCCCCCAGTGCCGTTGCCCCAATCTCAGTGGCACGTGCATAGGGACCTATAATAGGCGTATCCATAAAACGAGCTGCAACATTGGCAACGACACCTGCAATTCGTGAAACAGGTTTTTTGCCATATTCATCTGCTTGTGGAGAAATTGCTCCTGGTTCAGCATTGGTGGGAATAGCGAACTTAACGTCCTCTGCCCAAGCAAACACATTGACGGTAACCAAATCTGTAGCTCCGTTAGCATGTTTGAGGGGTTGTATGGAATGTAATGTCATCTCGCCCAATTCCTGCCAATCTGACGTTGTAATATCCAGTACGTTGTTTGGAGTGAAAAAAGGTAAAACCATCTCTCCTCCTTGAGAATTTGTCGGGTCACAGTAAATGTGTGGACGCTGACTTGCAGCAATAACGTCCGCATCAATAAAAGATCTGTCGACCGTCATTGAATCCGTTACGGGCAAAGGATTGTAAGAAACAATCAATCGCCCGTAATGAAAAGCGTTCCCATTCAGCGTAACTTTAACATGCAACCGTGCTCTCATCAATTTGTAATTTGCTATGCGATTGATCACACGCACATTGTGAAAGTAGTTCGTCCAAGGATTAAATTTCTCATGCAAAGCAACTCCAACCCCCCACTCATAACTTTGAATGCGTATTGGTCGACTAAAAAACTCGTCCAAAGTGGCATCAGAAGAAAGTGCAGCATCACGTATGTAATCAAAATTTGATGCAACATCTTCTTTGTACCCTGGGTGCGTATCGACAAATTTCACGTTCTGAGATTGTATGTCGGGTGTAGCTTCGGAATATTCTTCTGCTTGGGGTTGAACGTCTTCGGAAAGTTGTCTAATGCGTTTTTTCTCACGCACTTCATCCAACGTAGGCCAATGTAACATAAGGTCTTTGTAGACAGCGTAACCAATATAAACCAACACACTGCCCATGAGACCCCACATTGTGTAGGCAATCTCTTCGTGGCACGCGCTTTCCTGCGCTTGTGGCTTTAGAGCAGCCACCTTTTCTCTCCGGACACTTTCCGGATAAGCCTGCTTTGAGTTCAGGTTCTCTTTATATAAATATGTAAAAGGATAATAAACAATTTTTTATGCAATATGTACAATTATGCAAATGCGCTAGCATGTATATGTAAAGGAGGTGGCAAGCCCTTTGTACAATTATGGTATCCAATACCACCTCCAAATTTTATGTACAGAGTCACACAGACTCTTTGGGTGAATACTTCTCTCGCCAATGTTTCACCCGTTCCTCAAAGGTGTGCTCAACTGCTGGGACAGGCAAATTGCACTCAATGCACACCAATTTCATTTTTCTTTGGAAGTCATCATAAACTTCCTTCCCATGCGCAAAAATTTCATGCATCGCGCCTTCGATGCAACTGGCTGACACTTCTCGCGGTGTATCAGTTTTGGACGCCAAATTTGAATGAAGTGACTTAAAAATCGAATTCAACGACAACATACCCAATCTTGTTTCTATCTCAGGTATCCAATTAGAAGTGCGTTTTAAAAAATCTACGCTTTCCAAAGGCAAGTCGTCGGCTTCATCATTCGATTTGTCAGGCAACGTAATTTTCATACCGTGCTGCGCCAAAAACGCCTTGACTGTTCGGAAATTGAATCGGTCTCGGCACCGTTCAATAACACTCCCGATAAAGTCATCACCATACGTAATGGCAGCAACACAAGCACGAAAATTGCTCTCATCCGGACACAAAGAAAAGAATGCCATCCTCACTAGCAACGAATTCACAATATCGTTAATGTAAACCGTTATGTTGTTTCCTGAAGTGTTCATGTTGTAGGCCATAATCAACGTCCCATTGTAATCAATAACAGGATGGATCATGTCAGTAATCATATTTTTCATTATCAACAAATCTTCTTCCGAATAATCAAGCTCGCAAGCAATGTCATAAAACACCATCAATGCTGCGTACGTCATTTGGGAACTCATTCGTATGTCGTATTTTGAATAGTCCCATCCAATCATTCGTCTTTTCTCTGCATATTTCTCTGCATAGTTCATTAGCTCATTCCATTCGGGGCCAAACGCATTCACCCCGACAGCAGATTCAGACGCAAAACTGTGCATGGACATCAGCCGTGCTATGGGCAGAAAATATTTCCTAATCTGCAAACCAAAAGCAACTGCACCTGCTTGAAAAACTCGCACTTTTTCCTTGCCAAGTTCCGTCGGTTCATCCTTAAGCGTAGCAGTACAAATAGGATATGCTCTCTCGCCGTTCAACCAACACGCACGTAAACGCTCGACTTCTTCCAAAATTGCAGGGTCTGGTATTCTGTCTTCTAATACACCATTCTTCCAAATGTCTGTGAACCATCTTCCTTTTGGTCCAAAAACTGGAAAACCCATTCCCGTGTTCATGGGTAATGCATCCAAAAACCTCTTGCCTGGAACACCCAACACTGATTCTTTATCTGTCAGTGGTTTAACAGAATTTTCTTTCCGCGCAATTTCCAACAATGGTGCCATAAAATCTGCTCGTGCCTTTTGTAAAATACTAGGAACGAACATGTCAGCTGGATCCACAATATATTCCAATGTGGCATTAAACGCAGCCCAATTAGGCACCAATCGCGGTGCTCCCCACTGATTTTTAATCTTGAAATGTTTTTCCACACTAGCAGATATCACTGATTCTTGAACCCTGCTTCGTGCTTGGTTTCGCAAATGTGTTGATCCTAACACATCTACTTGCGCTGTCTCACCTAACGCATGAATCGCTTTCGCATGTGGGTGGACGTCCTTGGTACTCAACACTTTCCTTCCAAACTGCGTTTCAGGAAGTGGAGTGGACATTGCCAACCCCTTCACACCAGGTAACGAAAACAACTTATCATGCAAAGTTTTAGCGTCTTGTTGGGTCACTGTCATCATTACGCCATAATTGTCCTTAGGCGTACCACCGATGTGCAAGCCGGCAATCATCGAATTTTTCCCTTCAGGTATAATCAACGACATGCAAGTGCCGGAACGTGCGCGAGAGGTCGTGTAATAACCGCCGTACATGTCCATGAAACAATGTCCCGTCATGCAGTGTTCAACAGTGACAACTTCTGAAAACACGTTCATATGTTTGTCACGTCCCGAAATAGTACTCATGGACGTTCCAACTGGTTTTGTTTTCGGCAAATGTTTCATCAAATTCTTCGGCACATCAGGACAACGCTCAACAAATGCAGCCACCAAATCAAGACCAGGCATGTAAACTGCATTAACACCCAGTTCTATCTTAATCTTGATCTGACTACAAGTCATCTTCTTGTCCCTAAACACCACAGCATGTATCAATCGTTGTAGCGGTTTAGACATGTCACAATCCTCGTAGAATATATGTAAAGGCATCCATAAGACACCTTTCATTGGACACAAGACATTGCAACCCAACGAGCTTCCATCTTCACGGGTGAAATGTCCCCACCATTGTTGTTTCAAACAACCATGAGTGACTTGCACCGGAGAAGCATTCATTACACCAGGTTCAGCTTTCCAACCTAGCTTACTCATTGCCCATCCAAACCAACCTGGACTATCATCACCGTTCACAGAAATTTCAGCTTGGGTTTCAACACCGTCCAATCGTCTGTTGTTCCATAATTTCACGAACTTAACAGCGATGGTCAAGGTTGCCACGAACAGCACACCTGTGGGAAACTTACCATCACGGATCTTTTGTGCATATTCCGGTAATGCATCGCGTTGTTTGACGTACTGATCATGTAACAATTTGGCTCGTTTTTTCCTAACGAAATGTGAAACAACGGTCAGAGACCAACTGCCTATTACACCAGTGCCAACTGCCCATTTTTTCCTTTGTACAAGCCCATACAGAATTAGGGCTGTGTTACACATTGTGCCCATCATGACAGGTCGTCTTATGTCATAAGAAGCTGCTGCACCTTGCCACATTGCAATCGATTTTTGAAACACGCGTGTTTTGAACAACCATTCTGGTGTCAGTGCTATTAGTAATGGAGTCCCTGTGATGTTGATTTCGCGCTGTAATTCATCTGCCAATTGTTGAGTCACCAATTGGCGCACTGGTCTAAACCCTAAGGCTGAATTTAAAAAATCAACGGGTCTTAACCAAGAATCGATGTAGCTGGTGATTGCTTTCTTCCCAGCATCAACCACAATCTGTTTCAAATAATTGTGTGCCTCTGGTTTAACATCTGCCTGATCAATCGGCAACGTTTTAGAACAATCACAAAAGTCTGGATATTGTTTGCACACCTTACAGAACTCCGTCTTCGCTTCATTTTTTGCTTTCACCATTAAACTGTCTTGGTGTAAGCGATGTTCTCTTGACAAGGCAATAACGGCTTTCAAATAATCTTTTAGGCCCAATGCGGAACAATCCAAAGTACTCCCGTCATCGAGTACCACAGACATGGGAACAAATTTGTAAGCCGTTTTCCCGGTTCCAAGCTTGTAAGTGATAACCTCTTCCATCTTGAGGTCCCAAACATCGTGAGTGAGTGATTTTGAATTCCGAATGTCAGGGTGTGATTGATTTAGTAAAGTAGTTCCTGGTTTGCAATATTTTTCCTTAACTTGCACTTCCACATGGAAAAATCTCCTCAATATGGATTCAGGACAGTTACTATAAGACCGTGCATCTAGATCTTTAACGTTCGTAGTAACTACACCGCACTTGAAATCAATGAATACAACACCTTTAGCATTCAATTCTGCCTTGATGGCCTGGGCAGCAACATTGTTGAAAAATTTAATGATCACGGAAGTATGTGGATTTTCCTTCTGAAATTCGGATTTGGTGTTTCCTAAATCATCCATAAAAACACCCAAAATGTCTGAGGTGTATGTGGACTGGTACTTGTCAAACATGTCCATCGTCAATATCCTCGTTTCATCCACTCTTCCGCGTTCATCACAGTACTCCATCGCTGCTAAAGACTGGTTCATAGTCAATTTGCCGAGAGTCGTCTTACCAACGCCAGTGTCACCATGTAAAGAAAAACCAATAGGCGACACTCTGACAGTTGTATTCTTCCGCTTAGCCAACAACTTCTCAGCAATAGCGGTCAAATCAACATAACGCTTTTGCAACCACAACGCCGTGGGTCCTTCATTCCGCGCTGCCTTCAGCTGGCACGTTTTCTTGATTGAATTCTGCAACTTGTTTTCAAAATCACCCAAATCATCGGTATTGCCAGCAATTGCGGCTTCCGCATGC